TTTAAAATTGAATCCATTAGGCGCAGATTATTTCTATTTTGGAATAAATACCTAAAATAAAGCCTAATATGAATACGATTCCTATTAGGAACAAAGCAAGGTTTAGTTTGATTTTCATTGTTTGTATTTTACAGTTTTAGAAATAAGTAATCTTGCGTGTATTACAAGTGTTTTTTATTTCTCTTTTTTGTTAAAGAGACCCTATTTACTAAGGTCTCTTTCGATTGATTTACAAGTTCTGCAAGTGTATTCTTTAGCTGCTTTATCTCTTATTTCTTGTTTAGCTCTTTCAATTTCCGTTGGAGTGTTTTCGTAAACGTCAGCGGTTAAGTTTCTTCTATTTGAGCATCCGCAAGTTGTACAGTGCTTAGTTACTTTTGATTTTAGTTGTCCGATTGCTGTTTTTGTAGTTGTCATTGTTTTGGTTTTTTTAATTAATCAATACCCAAATATAACACAAATATCAATAGGTTGTATATTATACTACAAGTTTTTTTTATTTAAATGCAAATTTTATTGCAAAACGTAGATACATATTAGCAAAACGGTTAATTATATCTTGATTAATCAACAAAACCGCATCCTCTATATTATCGAAAAATCCGTGTTCGACCAATACTGCTGGCGCTACGGTTCGTTTCAAAACGTAAAAATCCGCTTCCTTGTCCAAATCTCCATCGCGATAGTAATCGGCCCGGAATGGAAATGAATCTACTAAAACCGGATCTGATTTAAATTCTTCTCCTATTATAGTTGCGTATTTATCGGCTAAGGTTTCGCCTTTACTGGTCCATATCTCAAAACCTCGCGCATCGTGGTGCATAGATGCGTTAGCGTGTAATGATATAATTACGGCACGGTCTTGGGCGTTGGTCATTTCGTTGTAGGATATAACTCGATCTGTAAGTTTTACATCCTGATGATCGTACGGATACCAAGTATATCTGATTGTTTCGTTATGTGCTGCCTTTTGATTGTATTCGTTAAAGGTGGTTTCTATCTGGTCCATTAGCCTGCGATTCCATTCGCCTTCGTTAAAATAGCCTATCTCCGGGTGGTAGTGCCTTTTGTTAGGTGCAGTAACGTATGCGCCTGTTTCAGGATTAATTCCACCGTGTCCAATATCAAATATGATTAATCTACTCATTTATTGCTGATTTTAAATTTACTGGTAATGCCCTATAAAAGGCTTCCCAAGGTTTAGATATTTTCTTTTTTCCATTTTTGTGCCTGATCATCTCCGATAAAAAATGATTGGGTACTTCCATTCCAGCTTCTTTTAAATGCCGGATAATCTCCGATGGTTTCATACGGATTTCTTCGTATATTTTTTCTAATTCTTCTTTTTTCATTTGACAAAGATAATTTTTTTTATTGAATTTTGTATAATGTGCAAAAATAGTTTACATTTGCTTCCGTTCATATTTTAATAACCAAAACCTAAAAATTATGAATTCTAGATTAAATTTTGATTTTAAATTTGATTCAGCTACGAGGAAATTAATTTTATTGCTTTATGCTCATTCTACACATTTAGAAGATAAAAAAGATATTGAAGATTTTATATGTCATTGTATATTAGATATAGCAAGAAGTGAATTTCCTGAAAAATTAAATGACTTTTTAAAAGACTATAGGAAAAAAGATAAGGATGGATTTGTTTATATAATGGAAGATAATAGTGGTTTATTTAAAATAGGGTTTTCAAAAAATCCTAATGATAGATTATATCAGTTTCAAACAGGAAATCCAAAAATTAGTATGTATAATACTTATCCTGCAAATAAATTAGATGAAAAATTATTACATAAATTATTTAAGAAAAATAGAGATTGTCGAGAATGGTTTAATTTAAAACCGAAACACTTAAAATGGATTGACAATTATTTTATTAACCAAAACCAATAAATTATGACAGATCAAAAAACTCATTGGAAGAAAACAATGAATCCCAACTATCTTGGAGCGTACGCATTAGAACCGAATCAAGATTTAATAGTAAAAATCACGGACGTTAAAACCGAATCCGTGATGAATGCGGATGGCAGAAACGAAGAATGTTTGGTTGCGTATCTCGAAAACCAAAAGCCATTAATTGTAAACAAAACGAATGCGAAAGCGATTGCGAAAGTGGTTGGTTCTAATTACATAGAAGAATGGATTGCTTGCTCCATTTCGCTTTATATCGCTAATGTAAAGGCGTTCGGAGAAGTAGTGGAAGCGGTTCGAGTTCGGACCACAAAACCAAAGGTTCAGGCAAGTAAGCGGAAACTAAAGGATGACGAATTTAAAAAGTTAGTTAAAGCGGTAGCGGAAGGCAGTTATAACGTAGAGGATGCCTTAGCTAATTTTGTTTTGAATGAGGCGCAACGTTCAATTTTAATGCAAGCGTGATGAACAGATTTGAAGATACTGTTGAGCGATGTAAATCCTTCCGCAAGGTATTAGTTACTGGTCCGCAACGATCCGGCACTACTTTCGCATCAAAGGCCTTATCAACTGAATTAGGTTATAGGTGGATCGATGAAAAGGTATACAAAGTGCATAACGAATTAGAATTTAATAATTTGTTGCAAGATGGCAATAAATATGTAATCCATTGCCCAGCTATGTCGCATTTACTACCATTGAATTTCTACCATACCATTACAATTTGGATGGACCGAAATTTAATTGATGTCATTAATTCTGAAGATAAAATTAACTGGCATTTGCGCGAATTTTGGAACGAAAAAAACAAGGCTGCGAGAAGGTATCCATTTCATACATCCCTAATCGATGATTTTCCAAACAACAAATTAATGAAAGATTGGATCTGGAATAACTTGCAAAAGCCACACTGCCAAAATTATATTGAATTAAACTACAAACATTTGAGAACCGTTAACGGATTCGTAAAATCAAAAATTGAGAAAAAAATATGGACCGCAAAACAGATAACAAGGTGATAGAAATTTATTCCGTAAATGGATTAAACAAGGATTTTATTCAAAAAATGCAAAACCAGTTAAGGCACGATATTAATTACGTCACAATCACGAGAAGGAATATTAAGGAAAATCAAATGTGGTATGACATTTATAAGGAACTAACCATTAGCGCTATTGAAAAAACCTTTGGGGTTAATAGGAATGAGTGGTTAAAAAATCCGAGTAAGGATGTAAGTAAGGTTCAGAATAAATGCCGATATTGGTTCGCCTTTATTATGTCGAATGTTTTTTATGTGGCCTATCGATTATTAGCACCGGAATTAAATACCATTGGTCAAAATGTCGTGCATTATATCAATTACATAGGTGATGACAATAGTCCGGAAGTAAAATTGAAATATAAACGATTAATGGGCAAAATATTTACCAATGAAAATTATTAAAAAATTATGAGCGTTAAAACTAATTACCATTTCCACATCAACCAAAGGTCCAAAGAATGGCACAAATTGAGATTGGGAAGAATTGGCGGATCGGAATCAAATGTATTAACCGTAAAAGGAAAATCCGATTACGGATTGGGTGCTGGAGCGATTACCTTAATGTACGAAAAGCTATTTGAAATCAAAACAGGGCAACCAGCTAAAGATATATTTGTGACCGATGCTATGCAGCGAGGAATTGATTTAGAAATGGATGCGGTTTTTGAATATTCCCAAATGGAATTTAAGGAAGTGGAAGAATGCGGATTTATAACTAATTCTGACCTTCAATATGCCGGATACAGTCCGGATGGGTTGGTAGGCGAAGATGGGTTAATTGAGGTTAAATGTCCGGGCAGTATTGAATATATGCGGACGCTTTTGGGAGGGGAAATTCCGGGAAAATACTACTGCCAAATGCAATGGGGTATGTTTATTTCGAAACGGAAATGGTGCGATTATGTTGTGTATAATCCGGATTACGAACCGAAACCATTGGTTGTTCAAAGGGTTGATCGAGATGAAAATTTTATATCAAATTTGCTCCAAAATTACCTTGTTTTTCAGGCCCAAATAGAGTTGAGTTTGCTAAAATTAAAATGAATGTACAATGGAACTACAGAATTTGACTAAAGAACAAATGCAAGCATTACGCAAAACTGATATTGTGTTCAGTACGGGCAATTACTTGGAGTTTTTGGAAAAGAAAAGGCACTCAATTGGTGACTTTGGATTTAAGCCAAATTACATTCCTGAAATAGCATTTGACTTTCAAAAAGCAATTATTGAAAAGTCAATAATGAAAGGTCGTATTGCTGTTTTTGCTGATACTGGATTGGGTAAAACTTTAATTCAATTATCAATTGCAAAAAACATAATACAACACACCAATAAAAAGGTATTGATATTAACACCTTTGGCCGTTGCTTTTCAATTCATTTTAGAAGCTGAAAAGTTAGGAATTGATGATATTGAATACTCAAAAAATGGACTACACACCAAAAAAATAGTAGTGTGTAATTATGAAAGGTTACAATACTTTAATGAAAAAGATTTTATTGGAGTGATACTGGATGAAAGCAGTATTTTAAAAAACTTTAATGGTGCAATAAAAAATAAAATTACGTCATTCATTAAAAAAGTTCCTTATCGTTTTTTATCAACTGCAACACCAAGCCCAAATGATTATATTGAATTAGGCACAAGTAGCGAAGCGCTAGGATATATGGGATATATGGATATGCTAAGTAAGTTCTTTAAAAACAATCAAAATTCAGTTGATTCTAATAATCGTAATATTGGCGAAAAGTTTTATTTAAAACCACACGCCGAAAAAGATTTCTTTGCGTGGGTAAATCAGTGGTCTATTATGGCAAAAATGCCTAGCGATATAGGGTTTTCAAATGAGCGTTATAATTTACCAGAATTGATAACTAAAAGGCATATTGTAGAAAATCAAAGTTTAATTGATGTAAATGGGCAAACACAAATGTTTACCCCTATTGCTAAAAGTATGACAGAGGTTAGGCATGAGCAAAAACAAACAGAAGAAAAAAGATGCGAAAAAGCTATTGAACTTGCAAAAGGTAAAACTAGCGTTTATTGGTGCAACACAAATAATGAAAGTAGTATTTTAAAAAACTCTGATAGTAACGCAGTTGAAATAATAGGAGGTCAATCAATAGACAAAAAAGAGGAAATACTTTTAGCTTTTGCAAATGGGGAAATTGAACGTTTAATTACAAAAGCAAAAATGACTTCAATGGGTTTAAATTGGCAACATTGCAATCATTCTGTATTTTTCCCTACTTGGAGTTACGAACAATATTACCAAGCTATAAGACGTTTTTGGAGGTTTGGACAAAAAAATGATGTTACTATTGATATAGTAATTTCAGATGGACAAACAAGGGTTTTAGAAGCCTTAGAACAAAAAACACAAAAAGCAATACAACTACATAAAAATTTAACTAAAAATGTAAATCGTAGTTTTGAAAACAAAGTAAAAGAATTTAACAAAGAAATTATTAAACCTAAATTTTTATAAGATGGAAAACAAAGTAAAAGACCAGATTGTAACAGACCGTTACGCAATTTATAATTCAGATTGTATGCTAGTAATGCCTACATTAGATGATGAAAGTATTGATTTATCTGTTTATAGTCCACCATTTGCAGGACTGTATAATTATTCTAGCAGTGAACACGATATGAGTAATTGTGAAAGCAAAGAACAGTTTTTAGAACAATACGAATTTTTGATCGCTGAGATTGCAAGGGTTACAAAACCGGGCAGGATAACCGCTGTTCATTGTACGGATGTTTTTGATAACACTTCTCGGTTATGGGATTTTCCCCACGAAATAATCCGAATGCACGAAAAGCATGGATTTGAATATCGAAACCGGATAACCATTTGGAAAGAACCGTTGAAAGTTCGTATGCGTACAATGGTTCAGTCTTTAATGCACAAGTTTATAGTAGAGGATTCTACAAAGTGCTTTACAGCTATGCCGGATTATGTTTTGATTTTCACAAAAAAAGGAGAAAACCAAGTGCCGGTAACACATGATCACGGACTTACTCATTATTTTGGAGCAACTCCAATACTGCCAAACATTTTGACTGCTTGGAATAACGCTAACAAAACTAATTACAGCGAGGGTGAGTTGTGGGATTACTTAAATAAAAAGTTTTCAGATCACAAAGATCCAAAAAGCAACAAATTGAGCCATTATATTTGGCAAAGGTACGCTTCAAGTGTTTGGGATGACATTAGAATTGATAATGTACTACCATTTAAAGACAGTAAAGAAGAAGATGATGAAAAACACGTACACCCATTACAATTAGATGTAATTGATAGGATTGTTGAATTATACTCAAATCCAAATGAAGTTGTTTTAACGCCTTTTGCTGGTGTTGGTAGTGAAGTTTACAGTCCTGTTAGTTTAGGTCGGAAGGCAATAGGGATTGAGCTAAAAGATAGCTATTTTAAACAAATGGTTTTAAATATGAAAGATGCAAAAAAACGAGTTATAGGTCCTGTCAAGTCGGTAAACTTGTTTGATGCAGTTCAGTAGTATTGCACACAACTACTTTTTAATGCAAGTCTATTAAAATGAAAAAAATGAAAATTAAAGAGTTAAAAAAACTATACGAATCTGTTTGCAATGAATATCTTAATAAATTCTGCAAAAAACAAGAAATGACCAACTTGGGATGGGTAGCTGACGATGTTGCCGGTGTTGCTTTATGTTCTGACATCTATTTTAATTTTCACGATATAGTTAAAGATATAAACACTAAGCAACCAAAAGGGGCAATTATTGATTGGTATTACGCCAATCTTCAGAATCCAGATAAGTCAATAAACTATTATAGCTATATTAGAGGGTTGCGAGTTAAAGATGTATCTAATGATGTAGGGCTAAGCGAACAGTTATATTGTCATTATTGCGAGAAACCAATTAACATCGGTCTTTTATGTGATGATTGTTAAGAGTAATACATTGAGCAAACTAATTACCTATAACGGTAGAGTGTATGACAAGTGCCATCACATAAATTAATAAATAAAACTAAAGATTGAAGTTATGAAACAACTTATCAGAAAAATACGAAAGGCATTTGCTATACACATTGTTAGGTGTAGTTACTTTTCTCTCTTTGAGATTAGCTTAGACAAGGAAAGTTGGTTAGGGTTTAGCCTAGCCACATTTGGAGAACACGATGATGAACCGAGAAGTTTGCTGCAAATAGCAAAGGCATTTGATGGATGTTGGTATGTTGATTTAATGTGGCTTAGAGTTACACCGAGGCTGTAATTACACCTAACTACCTGTTAATCCAAGGTTTAAAATTTAAAAAATGAAAGCAAAACTTACATTTACATTACCCGAAGATAGGTATGAATATGATATGGCAGTCAACGGTAGTAATTGGCATCATGTTGCTTGGGAGATGTACCAGTATCTCAGAGGCAAAGTTAAATACGCACCTGATGATGTTCATGAGCAGTATACAAAAGCAATGGCTGATTGCAAGGATGAGTTATTTAGAATTATGAATGAAAATAATGTAGATTTTGATTTATGAAAACAGTAATTATAGGAGATTTACATGGGTTAAGTGTATGGAAAGACATAGTTAATTATGAGAATCCTGATAAAGTTATTTTTGTAGGAGATTATTTTGATTCTTTTAATATACCTTATGATAAGCAGATAGAAAATTTCCTAGACCTAATAGAGTACAAGGAAAAAAGTGGGGGGGATGTCATACTACTAATAGGTAATCATGATTATCATTATCTACCTTACATTACAGATACAAGTACATCAGGATATCAAAGGAAGTATGCACACTTAATAAAACATACAGTAGAGACTCATCAACATCATTTACAGATAGCCTATCAGTTTGATGACTTTCTTATAACACATGCAGGAGTAAGTGAAGAGTTTATGGATGAGAATTTTGATAAATGGTCTGAAGATACTGTAGTAGAACATCTCAACGACTTATTTAAGTATAAGCCTAATAAGTTTCTATTTAACGGTCTTGACCCTTACGGAGATGATACTTACCAAACGCCTATATGGATTAGACCAAGAAGTCTTATGACAGCAAATAGAACATCAGAACTTAAAAGAAGATATGTCCAAGTAGTTGGACATACTCAAGTTAAAAGGATAGATACGAAGGGAGGTGCTAC